TATGGAGGATGGATTGGTGGAGGTGGTGGAACATACGAAGTAAACCCAATATTATTCGACCAATATTACTTGGACGATGAATATTACGAAGTTCCCACAAGGTCTGTTCCGTTGTTATATCCAATGTATATTTCACCACCTTTCGCAGAAAACATTATTATTTAACCTCATCAAACCTAATAAATTTAATGTTTTGTTTTCCTGGTTCGTTTCGATTTCTTTGATTTCTTTGATGACTTTTTACCAGCGCCATAACTTACACTTTTCATTTTTTGAATGTCATCGTCGACCTCTTTTTTTCTTTCATTGATATACCAAAGAATTCCAGGTGTTACAAGAGGGTTGTCGTCAGTTGCGACTCCATGAATTCTTTCTAGCAAAGTTGCTGCCTGATCATTGATTTCAGAACCAATGGGTGTTGAAAAAAAGATTTGATGCAGTCTATGCGAGTCCATGAGTAATATAGAGTTTCCATAAGTAGATAGTTGTTGTTTGTATTTTTCCATGGACGAAATGTTTCGAGGGTTATACGTTTGAAGAAGTAAATGATCCGCAGCGTTTACGTGTTGTGTTGCTTGTTCTATTATTTGTACTGGATCATTCATAGTTAAATTATATACACAAAATAATTATATATCCACTTTACAAAAAGTGGATATATGAATAAAGTATTAGAAGAGTTCAATATTGATTTGTCAAACAAAGAAACGTTTCTAATTATTCCGAGAGAAGAACTGTTATCCAACGCAAAATATGAAAAATGTAAACAATATATTGATGAAATGCGAAAAGATAAAACCAACTCATTATCTTCAAGAAAAATGACTTGTTTACAACAACAACCTGAAGTAAAGCAAAAGTGGCCCCTGTTGAATTTGGTTCGACAAATATTAGCAGTTCAAGGTTATGAAATGTCTCCTATTCGAAAAAGCGATGGTTATAAAAATGGTGTAAAACAATATAGGCGATATTTCCAAATAAGAGCAATTTTGGATGAAATGCCTTTGAGTGAAGAGGCGTTAATTTGAATCATTTTCAGCAATGTCCGCCGGTCAGTTATGTCCACGGGTACCCTAAAAATGTGATTTTTAAAGAATCGTAAGTTTTTTAGAATAAAGTTTAAAATATCATTACGATTTTTCGAGTGAGACTTAAAAATTATATAAATACTTGGTTAATAGGAGGGGTCGCAGGGGAACCTGGGTTCCCTGCTACGCAAAGTTGGGAATAGAAATTACTTCTCCATTCTTTACATATTTTGCGATGACCTTAGGGTTTATCTTATTACTTACAATATCCTCTGCTTGATACACATTCTCAAATTTATCAATATAATAAATAATTCCTTGAATTTCCTGCGCCCAAACCTCCACCTTTTGTGTGGTTGCTGGTTTATCACCACCGTCGTCTTTCACCACTCCGTGAGGTGTCCCCTTCATATGAGTTCCACAATATTCATAGTCGGTTTGCTTTCTACGTGTGCACTGCTCCCCATTTGCCCGGTTCGCACAACATCTATCAAAGAACGGAACTACATTCTTAACTCGCTTTCTTTTTGAAAACTCTTCCTTCGTCAAAGACAACCTATCATACTCATAAATGTATTGAAGAAGCGAATTCATTTGTTCGTTGTTTATCCCAAGGGTTGATGCCTTATCACGAATGTTATCTTTGAAAGTAGTAACATACGTCTCAATTATTTTGTTTACGCGTTTTTCCATCTTTTCTGTCTTTATATCCATTTATTCTTATTTTATCTTTAGTTCAATTTTTTATTTATTATACAAACCTATTTAAAGACCCGAGTACCTATGCACCCAAAGACGGATAGTTATTTGGTAGTATAATCAACGATAAAAGTATGAAAACAAAAAACGCCAGATAAATCCCATAGACATTTGAACCTACTCCATAAAAATTCAATATTTGAATAATAATATAAATCATAATCGTGGAAAACCCAATAATTGTTAATAATACACTTGTTTTCATAATTGCACAAGTCTATTATATTGTATTATTTTATTTAAGCAGGGAACCGAGGGCTGGTTACAATTGCTTTGCAACCCTGCGACCCCTCCTTTTTAAAGTGTTTTTGAAAAGATATAAATCTCATTTTAAACGTAATCATTATTTTATTTGCTGTAACACCTATGGCAAAAATAATGATGTACTCCTACATATTCGGCGAGAATATGTGTGAAACTTCCGATAATAAAAATTAGCAATGGAATCGGCGATATATATGATTTCAATAAAAGAATACAAGTAAGAAACCAAATCCCTTCCAATATACTTTCTAAAAGTAAATTTTTTGTGTTAGTTAGTTGTTGTAGTTGTTGTTTTTCTCGTTCCTGTTTTTTACAAGCGTACCCATAGAAACAATAGTAATTATGTATTCCAGTGAAGTAACCCAAGAGATGTTTCATAAATCCAATGGAAAAATAAAACAAATATGATGGGTTCGAATAATCTCCAAATATTTTACATATTTCTCTCAATACTAAAAATATGGAGGTGGAATACAGTCCAACGACTAACGCTTCCACGACATAATGCATGTATTATATACTATACACATTCATAATTGTGTAAAGGTGAAAATGCCAACGACTCGGTTATTTTACTCATTTTCTGATATGTCAGCGTAACTTGTTGATCATATTGTTTTAACGCCCATAAACAGTCTAGATTCTTTGTTCCAAGATAAATACTGTCATATTCATGATTTTTATCATCATCGTTAATTCCCTCGTCGTCGTGTAACGAATAGTTAGTTTTTCCCAAAAATACTGCGTAACGCATAAGATACCCTTGCGTTTTTATTGCGTTATTTTGTGCGCGTTTAAAATCCGTAAAATAGTAGTAAGAATTTTCCGGAGAAGGACTGTTTCCGAATGTGGCGACAAAATCTGCCATTTTATTTTCACAACTGGTATAAACAACCGATGGTGTTTCGTATACATCCCGTTTTTTATCCGTAATATAAGAAAACTCCCTGTATTGAGTAAATAACTGAGTTGTTGATTTTTCAATGGCAACATCTCCGAGACATTTTTGGTTGATAATTTCATCCATTGTTACCAACCATATCTCATTAAACTCATTCATTTTACTACATTCAACTTGCATGTCGCTACAGTCAAAAAACAAATAATATTGATTGTTTTTGAAGTGAAACCCTTTGTAAACATAACAAACATCTTTGAAAAAGGACGTACATATTACGTTCAATATTTGATTACACATAAATAAAATGTTGTCACCTGATGTTGTAAACCTTGGGAATCCAAATGTGTTTTGAAGTGTTTTACTCAAAAAGTATTGTAAAAAAGGGTATTTGTTTTGACAATTTACTTGATAAATACACATGTGAATATCAAACTTTGAAAAACCGGATTGACTTATGTGTTCGTCTATATTTTCCTCCAAATATTCAACCGCATCGTATTTATAAAAAATTCGGTCCATATTGTCTTGCATTCTCCGTTGGTCTTCTATTTCTTCGGTTATATCTGCCATAATTGTTTGATAATGCGACGAGTCTTCTATGTTGTCAGAAGATGACTCGTACTCAAGGTCTTCTTCTGTTTGTCTTTTCTTGTTTAAACTTCTTGGTAACATATATTTATGTTATCAAGATTTATTTAATCTCTTTTTTTTGAAAATATATTTGGAAGGTAACCCGGGCCAGATAAACTTTGTTAAACCTTTTATAGCAGGAGGGGTCATAGGGTAGTGTAACCAGTCCTAGGTTCCCACTTTTTATAGCAGGAGGGATCATAGGGTAGTGTAACCAGTCCTAGGTTCCACTTTTTATAGCAGGAGGGGTCATAGGGGAACCTAGGTTCCCCTAATTATTTGTCAACCTTTCGCTTAATCGTCTCGGTTATTTTTTCTTCCCTGTTTTCCATAATATATTTGGTAACTTCTTCTGCTATGGCGGGTTGTGATTCATAATAACTCTTTAACACGGATGCGAGTGTTTTTGCGTTGATTGGTTTTTTCGTCTTGTTCTTTTTATAAACGAGAGAACCACCATTGATATCAAAACAATCAATCTCGTTTTTTTTCATTACATTCATCAACTCATCAGAAAGTTTCTTTTTGGCGAGTTTTCTCTCTTTCAACTCGGATTGTAACTTTGCTATATCTGTATCAATCTTTATCCATTCCTTGATATTTGTTACTAACTCTTCTTTGGTTTCCATAAATGTTTGATATATTATACTTTATATTTTCGGTTTATATTGTTTTCTACGTGTTTTATTTCTTTTGGTTTTATTGTGTTTTTTGGTTTTATTGCGTTTTTGCTTTTTATGCGTGGTTGGTTTATGTTTTTTGTGGGAGTTTTGATTTTTTTTAAAACCCCCTCTACCAAGTGTTTTTAAAAACCCAAACCATTTCTTTTTTGGTTGTTGAGGTGGAGATGGGTTAACGGGAGTTCCTTTCAAACCCGGAATCCCCATAACATTTAAAGGAGCACTTTCATCCATTACATTATCACTTTCATCATCTATCGCAACTTCTGGTACAACTTCTAGTGCAACTTCTGGTACAACTTCTAGTGCAACTTCTGGTAAAACGTTTGCGGTTTCAATTTCATCGTCACTATCCGGTTCATCAACCGGGGGTGATGCTTTGCGGATAGATAATAAATTAGCAACACCTTTTCTTGACCTTGTTGGCAAAACCGGGCGACACTCTAATAGCCGCGAATTTTCATTTCTCTCTATTATAAGATTACTTAAACGGGTTGAATAATGAGAATAATGTTGGTTTTCTATTTTATTGAAACTTATCTTGCAGTTATCATCAAAACTTAATACCCCAAACTCCTCTAAAATATTTTTTATCCAATGATAACTTTTATATAAATAAAAATACTTATTCCCATTACTAGTATTTTTTGCACATATTTTGTCAAAGTCTCGTCTCTGTTCATAATGCATTATTTCAAAAAAAGCGTCATACAATAAAAACGAAAGACTATTTGCTCCAAGATCGTTTTTCCACACATTTCTTCTAGTAATATTTGTAGGTTCTGTGTATATTGATCTACCAAAATCAATTATCATCCCTCTTTTTTTTTCATAATTAATTAAAATATTTCGTTCGTGTAAATCATTATGTACTATATCACTATCATGAACTCTCGATAATTCAAGAAGAGCGATCAATTTACATTCTTCGGTGTCAACGCCGTCGCCGGGTGAACTCATTATTTCAAATAACGGTTGATATCCTTCCGCGAATTCCATAAATATAAAACCTAGCTTGACATTTTTGGTAATTTCACCAGTTTTATTATTTTTAAAAGAAGTCTCTAATGTTTTAAAAATTTGTTCAATCGTTATTTGGTGTATACGACGACCCTTTTCATTTTTATATTCTATTTTATCTCTCAATAACTCCTTTAACTCATTCAACTTAGTAAGATGCTCCGGTAATTTATCCGGCGCAACATCACCATTATCGTAGTTTTTACCGTAAACGGCCGAATGTATTATACAAGGACACACTGATTCGCTATAATCCATCATTTCTTGACCTTCAACGATGTCTAAATTATGTGTGGAATCAAACAATTGTTGTTGAAAAGCTACTTCATTCTCAAATTCAGTTATGTCTAACTCTTGGTATCTTTTTGTTTTATCGTTTATTGAAAATACAACTTCATTGGGTGTTATAATTACTAATTTTAATATCATTCTTCTAACATCTTCTACAACACATTGCCGAATTGTAGAATATGATGATTCTATTCCGTCATTTAAAGTCAACGTTAATATTATTCCATCCGTACTATCTATGCTGAATATTCTTACAGTTGAGTTTAACATAAAATACGCCAGCGCATCTTCTGTATATTGTGTTTTTATTTGAACTCCACCTCGTTGCATATATTTTACGCTAATATTATATTTTCGTTTTTATAGTTTTTATCGTTTTTATCGTTTTTATTGTCACCGTTGTTTTTGGGCGCATGTCTAGAACAAAAATCTTGGTTTTGTATCGCCTTACAACCACAAGGTTGCCCCTTGTTTTTACCCGTCTTTAATATTTGGACGCATAAAGGTATTGCGTTTTTTAAAGCGAGTTTGGCAGCGTCCTTTTCTTCTTTTGCTTTTTGCTTTAATGCGAGTTTTTCCTCTTTCTCTTTTTGAATTGCCTTTTCTTTTTTTTTCTTTGCGTATTCGTTAAATGCGCTACTATAATGGCACGAACAATATGTTTTCCCTGTTTCCATCAATAGTTTTACCGTCTTTTTTGAACAAGGTTTTATAACTATATTATTATTATCGTCGTCGTCCGTTCCTATTGTTTCCATTTTATACGCACATACACCGACCTTCCATAACGAATGAATATTTTGTGTAGTGTTTATATTCATGTTTATTTTAGTCTCATCGTAGTAGTTAACACCATGAACCATTTTTACGCCCATATTTTCGTAATAGGGCAACAACGTCTTTTGAATATTTCGGCAATAAGGACAGCGGACTTCTTTAACTTTCAGTGTTCGCCTTTCCATTGTATT